GGAGAGCATCCCATGAGCGACCTTACCACGGTCGAGATTGAAACGGCTGGCGAGGATGGTTCGCTGCCGGGACCGACTGAACGCCTGACGCGACGTGAACGCAGCCAGGTCAGCCGAGGCGGCGAGGCTGAACCGCAAGACGCGGGCCTGACCATCGAAGCGGGCGGTGATGATGACCCGATGGCCGCACTGGAAGCGTCACGGCGGGCGCTGGCACAACGCGATGAAGAACTGGCATCGGCTCGACGCACGGCTGATCAGGAGCGACGCGCTGCCGCCGAAGCGCGGGACCAAGCCGCCCGGATCGCTCGTGATCGGCGCGGTGACCAGCGCGCGGCGGTAGAAGGCAGTTTGCGGGCGGCTGAGGCGCAGCTTGAAAGCGCCCGCGCACAGTATCGGCAGGCGCGCGAAACCGGCGATACCGATGCGGAATTGGAAGCGCAGTCGTCGCTGGCCGAAGCGACCTACGCGAAGAAGCAGGCAGAGGCATACCTTGCGCAGAACCCCGCCGGCCAGGATCAGGGCTATGTGCCCACTCCGAACAACGGCACCGGCGGCCGCACGCTGTCATCCGCGGCGCAGGCTTGGGTTGACCGCAATCCGCGGTTCAACAGCGATCCGCAATTTCGCACCCACGCCATGGCGGCCCATCAGTCTGCCATTGACGATGGCATTACGACTGACTCCCCGGCATATTTCCGCTTCATTGACGATTCACTGAAGCGGGCATTCCCGGACCATGGCGGCGATCGCGGAAGGGGTGACGACATGAGTGAACGGTTCAACGGTGCACCTCCGAACCGTGGCGGCTCCGGTGGTGGTAGCGGGAACACGGTCAAGACGCCGTTCGGTCCGGTGCAGGTGCATCGTCGCGCTAATGGCACCATGGGGGTCCGTATCCCCCAGGATCGCATGGAAGATTGGAACGAAGCGGCACGCATCTGCGGTATGTCGCTCAAGGATTATGTGGCCGAGCAAATCCAGATCAAGCAGGAACTCGATACCGGCGGCAACGCGGGCATGATCACCACCGAAGGAGCGACCTTCCGATGAGCGAAACCGTCAAGACGCCTCCCGTGCGTCGTCTCGTGCGGCGTCGCGCCGTCGATGCCAAGCATGCCGGGGTTGCCTCCGCGCCGCCGCAGGAGGAACGAGCCGAGCCGGCACGCGAAGCACAAACGCCGCCGGATCGACTGACGCGCCGTTCGCGCTTTGATATGAGCGCCGATCCGCTCAACGTCCCAAAGCACCTGCGCAAGCCGGGTTGGGATTATCAATGGATGGTCACTCGCGTTGTAGGCCAACCGGTCGACCCGTCCGAATTGCTGGCATATCACCAGCAGGGTTGGCGTCCCGCACGTTCTGTAGACTATCCAACGATGTTGCCGGATGGCGTGAAGTCCGACCACATTGAACGGCTGGGCCAAATCCTGATGGTGCGCCCGATGAGCCTGACCATGCAGGCGCGGCAAGAGGACATGCAGGCCGCCGAAGAAGCACGCCGCGACAAACTGCAAGGCGCCGCACAGGGCCGCGCTTCTGACGGTGCGCTCAACAACGTGCGTGGGGTGGTGCCGCATACCCTGTCCGTCGAAATCGAGGGCGAAGCGGGCACTTACGCCAACAGCCGATAATTTTTGTTTGTGGAAAGGTTCCACTGACGCTATACGATTGGGCGTGGTCCTCCCCGGATCATGGACGTTTCCTCCCTAGACTTGGCCCGACCGTCCCCATGATGGTCGGGCCTTTTTCGTTTTCGATTGGTGTTGCGTTTCGCGCAAACTGTGGATAGCGTGCCGCCAATCAGTGCCCCCTCGGTCCGAAAGGGGCTCCCCGTATTGTCCTGAAAGCGGCAGGCTGTCGCGATAAGGGCGCAAGGTGAGAGCCCTGTCATGCCGACAAATACGCTCGCCCCCAGCGGCTTGAGCTTCAGCCGCAACTTCATCAGCGGCGCCAATACCTATCAGGCGAACCTGTTCACGATCAAAAAGGCGTATGCCAGCACGATTGGCATGGGCGATGTGGTCGCGACCGGCACCGCCACCAACCAGGGTTATGTGACCCTGGCGAACGATGCAGCCACCCGCGTCCTCGGCGTCTTTGCCGGCGTGCTCGCCTACTACGACAGCACCCTTCAAGGCATCTCGCACGGGTTGAACGGGTCGTATCAGTCCACGTCGAACCCCGCAGCCGACATTCAGTGCCTCGTGATCAGCGATCCCTTCGCGACCTTCATCGCTCAGGTGAACGGCGGCACGTTTGCGCAAAGCTGGGTTGGCCAGAACATCGGCTGGACCGCGGCAACCAACGGCACGCCGAACAGTTCCGGCCGATCGGTCCTGTCGCTGTCGTTCGCGTCGTTGAACACAACGAACACGCTGCCGTTCCGCATCGTGGGTTCGGCCGGTGTCACCGGCGGCCCGCAGGACCCGGCGAACACCAACCCCTGGGTCGAGGTTCGCTTGAATACCAGCGAAGTCCTCTCGGCAACCGGCATCTAAGGCGAGGGCACAGACATGGCTATTTCATCCAGTCAAATCCCTGCGCTGCTTCTGCCGGGCGTCCGCAAGATCAAGGGCGACTATCAGGACATGCCGCAGCAATGGTCCATGATCTACGCCAAGGGCGTGTCGCACATGGAGGCGGAAAAGACCGTCCATGTGCGCTACCTGCCCCTGCCGCAGCTTAAGACCACGGGCGCACCCACGCAGTTTGACCAGAACGCCGGGCAGCGGTTCAGCTACAACCACATCCACATCGCTTTCGGGCTGGGCTACTCGTTCACCCGCGAGGCGCTGAAAGACAACCTCTACAAGACCTCGTTCAACGCGGCGAACCTGGGCCTCATGCGCTCGTTCCGCCAGATGAAGGAGATTGTGGGGGCCGCCACACTCAACACCGGGCAGACGCTCAATCCGACAATCGGCGGTGACAACCTGCCCCTGTTCTCGACGCAGCACCCGGTTGACGGTTACACGGTCGCGAACACCCCGGCCACGCAGGTCGGCCTGAACGAAAACAGCCTGACCATGGCCAACAACATGATCCGGCGCTTCCGCGACAACGCCGGCCTGCTCTACGGCTCCCAGGGCAAAAAGCTGGTTGTGCCCGTCGAACTGCGGCATGTGGCCAAGCGCCTGATGGAAACGCAGCTTCGCCCCGGCACCACCAACAACGATACATGGTCGGTCAAGGAAAACGACGATCTGCGCGACGGCTATGTGGTCATGGACTTCCTGACCTCGCCCTATGCGTGGTTCGTCCTGTCCGATGCCGGCGGCCTGATCTATCTGGAACGCGAGCCGTTCGAAACGTCGATGCAGACCGACTTCACCACCGACAACCTGATGGTGAAGGCTTACGAGCGCTTTTACATGGGCTACGACGATTGGCGCTGCGCTGTCGGCTTCTACCCGACCAACTGACCGACTTGCTGCCGGCGCGCAATCAGGTGCGCCGGCCAAGCGTGCGTGACGGGGCATAGTCCCAACAGGAGTGCCGCATGGCTGCTACCACACTTGATGGCCCGCAGATCGTTTATGGGCCGCTGGCTATGATCCCGGCCAGTTTCGGCGCGGGCGGCGCAGTCGACCCCAATCAGGACGCCGGGCCAAACGGGTTCTATCTCGGGCAGGCAATGCTCGATCTGCGGTTGGTGTTTCTGAAAGACAACATCATCGGCGTGCGCGGTGCGGCTCAGAGCCACCTGCTGTCGCCGTTCATGAAGTCGATCTCGCAAATCCCGGCGACGCTGGCGAACAACAACATCGCGGCCGCGGCGAACGTCGTGGCGAACACGCCGATGACCTTGGCGTCTGCAACGCTGGGCATCACGCTCAATGTGCCGATCCATCCCTACTCGCAGGTGTTGAACGCCGCGACCGTCACCACGGCGGCGATTGCCCTGGACTTCGGTTTTGGGTTCGGCAACGTGACCTCGGGCAGCACCACGATCCCGGTTTCCAGTTCCTCGCTGTATTTCGTCGGGATGCCGCTGGTGATCGGTGGCGTGGGCAACTCGGGCGGCACTATCCCGCTCCTGACCTCCGTGGCGAGCATCGTCGACGCGACCAACATCACGGTGGTCGACTCGCCATTGGCCAGCAACTCGACGGCGCCGATTGGGATGGGTGACCTGTGGGGGCCGGTTCCGGCTGGCACGGGCACCCCGACCCCGACCGCGGCATACCCGTTCTTTGCCCATGGCCCGCAGCGTATGCTGGACCCCCGCCAGGCGGTGACGCGCGGGGTGCGCATCGTCGGCAGCGGTGGCGGCAGTGGCGGCAACTTCACGGTCGCGGGCTGGGACATCTACGGCCAGCCGATGACGGAGACGATCACGGTTGCGGCGGGTGCCAGCACCGGGTGGTCGAAGAAGTGCTTCAAATACATCGGGTCGGTGACGCCGCTGTTCACCAATGCCAACAACTATTCGGTCGGGACCTCGGACGTGTTCGGCTTTGCCTATCGGTCGAACATTTGGGAGGAAACCACGGTCTTTTGGGCCGGCGCGATGCAGACCAGTAGCCAGGGCTGGCTTACGGCTG